ACTGTAGCCCCCATTATAGCCTTATTTCTTCTAACTTGGTCTTCCAAATTTGCGTAGGCTTCAACAGAAGATTTTAATAAACTAACTGCTGCACCCGCTCCGATACCTACTCCGACAGCTGCCATTGCCCCTTTTACTCCGTTAAATTCGTTTTTTAATTTACCAGATACACTTTTACTCTTTTTTTGTAGTGATATTATTCCATTTCCTACATTTTCCAGTATTCCTGTAAATCCGCCCTTTATTCCATTAGATGCTCCAGCAACCTGATTTTTTAACTCCCCTAACGAAGTCTTTGCTTTTTGTGCTACATTAGTAAATTTATCTTTCAATTCAAGCAATGCGCTCAATTTATACTCACTCATTCTCTAATCCACCTCCAATCATAAAAAACATAAATAACAACTCCGAATTACTTAATTCCCTTAGACTTTGCAGAC